TATCTTTTCTAATACAGTTTCGGCGGTATAGGTGGTTTTAGTAACAGGACGCCAAATTGATACTTTATCATTCACTAATTGTAAATAATCTTTATCATCTGACATAATAACTACCTTTTCCGAATTGTGGAATATATCAGTAGTCATATATGCGATTACATCATCTGCTTCTACGGTATCTATAGAAAGTATTGTTATTGGGAGCGTATCTAAATATGCAACCAATCTTGATAATTGATGTTTCATATTTCTCACTTCCTGATCAACATTTATTTCCATATGATCAGGACGATTAAATTTAGTATTTATCTTTCGTCCTGCCTTATAATCAGCATATAAATCACGTCTTCTTACAGAACCACCTTTACCATCGAATACTATAATAAGTCTTGTTGGTTGTACGCTTCTGATAACAAATCCTATAGATTTTAGGAATCCTGTGATGCCTCCTATATGTTCGCCATCATCATTACAAACGGGAACCGCGCTAAACACACGAATAAATGAATTCAAGCCATCTACAATAAGAATCTTATCATCTGGTTTTGAATTCCTATTCCCTTCCTCGCGCAGTTCACGCAGTAACTTTACGTATTCTTTCATAACTTATTTTAACTTATTAATCTAATGTTCCGAAATTGGTATCTATGCTAAGCTCATCACTTAGTTCAATATCATCAGACTTATACTTCATAACATACTTATCACATAACACCTGATATAATTGTTCTTTCAATACAGGATTATCTAATAAAGTCTTTCTGAAGTCTTTGGTTTTAAACTTGATTACCTCACCTGAACTCGTATCAACATAATTGTAGTTACCTGCAGTACCGGATACTATTTCAAGTTTTTTCAATAATTCTAGTAAACTAAAATCATCATCTATACCTCTATTAAAGTATATCGGATAAGTTATTACTCGTAATGGTGGTCCCATACGATTTTTAACTACTTTTGCAGTTGTATTAATACCTGTCACTTCTTGTTTTCCTTGCGGACCTTCCTTAATCATTCCAGAAGGTGATAATCGTAATCTAACACTTGCATGAAATGCGATTGCTTTTCCTCCACTTGTAGTCCAAGGATCCGAAAATGCTGGAGCATTCATTCTACTTCTTAGCTGATTAGTAAATATCAAAAGTATTTTCTCTCTACCAATTAGATTAGTAATCTTTCTCATAGCTTTTGATAAAATAATAGCTTTAGCAGTGTTATAACCATCTTTATCCCATTCAGCTGCCATTTCAGTTTTAGTACTTGCTGCAGCTACAGAGTCTACTACAATTGTAACTGGGGTATCTTTATTAGACTTTCTTACAGATTCTATAATACTTTCAATTGACTCAAAGATATCTTCAATGGTTTCTAAAGGTACATATAACATCTCCTTTAAATTTACACCAATTGCTGATAGGAATTCTGTTGATGTCGCATTCTCAGTATCAACATATACTGCAATACCTCCCATTTTTTGTGTATTAGCTAACGCATGCGCTGCTAATAATGATTTACCTGACGCTTCTAGACCTGTTATTTCTACAATTCTACCCATCGGAAACCCACCATTAGGTCTATTGCTAATGGCTAGGTCCAATGCGGTACAACCTGTAGGAACCCATCCTTTAATTTCGGATGGTGAATCTGCTGTATCTCCTTCTAAGAAATAAGCAATCTTTCCTGCAGATGCTTTAAATTGTTTGTTTAGGTTGTCGGCTAACGTCAAAGCTAAATCCTCGTCTAATTCGACTTTGCTTTTTGTTTTTGCCATAAATTTATACTATTACTTTTTAGAGAAAAGAGCATCAAAAGCAGCTGATACATCTTCTACCTTATTAGTAGTTGCTGATTCAGTCTCTAATGATTTCTTATTAGATGATTTAGAAGAATCTGTCGCATCTTCTGTGTTAGCAGGTTCTGTTGGATTCATCCATTCTTGTAATAATTTCTCAATTTCATCATATGAATACTCTTTAAACAATTCAGTGATTTTAGGTTGATTTTTAATCAATTCTAATACCTCCTTGCTTTCAGTCATAGGACTAGTATTTGGTTTAACTCGAATAGAAGTCTCTGGATAATCTTTACCTGTGGCTTCTTTTGATTTGAACTCTACCGTAATATCACGACCACTCATTGGATCTGTAATGTCACCATAGTCAGCATCTGCGATAAATCCTAATAATTCTTGATATACTGTTTTGCCGAATCCCCAAAATTTAATACCTTCAGATTCTTTACCTCTGATTAAGATAGGTACATAACATCTCATTTTAGGTTCTAATCCTTTACCCATTTTCCAATCTTCTTTATTACCAGTTGATTTCAGTTTGTCAGCAAATTCCACAATTGGATCTTGTTTGCCAAATGATACCGGTGATAGAATGTTTTTACCACTAAAGTTATAGTGAAAATACATTTCTAAAAAAGGATTTTCTCGGTTGTGAATATAAGGAACTATCCTTACTTGATGTGTACCAGGAGCTGGTTTCCACAGATTCTCTTGCTTATTTGTTTTTGATTGCAGAGATTGTAACTTGTTGCGAATTGCACTAATGTCGATTGCCATTTGTTTTTCATTTTTTAGTTGTTAATAATTAATTGTCAATTGTCATTCAAAAAATAATACGCCTAGGTTCGTATACTCAATTAAATAACTAATTTATATAAATATAAGATAAATTATTGTAGATTACAAATTTTCTACCAGAATTATTTTAAAAATCTGTGTAGGGTAAATTTTAACTTCGTTGTTCGTAGATAAAATTAAACTGTTTCTGTAATTACTCCAATTTATTATATGTCTATTATTTAGTTCACCACCGTTCTCACTTCTAATTATAGAGTTTAATGAATTAATGGTGTATAATGTATTTGTTTCTTTCTTTCTATGTAGGAGAATAGCTCCATTTAATGTATTTGAATTGGATTCTTTCTCTATATTAAATGTGCATAGCAAATCTTCTTTGCCGTCTATTCGTAATACAAATATTTTACCGAAACAAATTTCATAGGTATCAGTTATCTTTTTTATCGATTCATCTAGAAATAATTCTGGTGTAAATAGTGCTAATAACTGATACAATGTTTGTAGTATACATATAAATATGTTTAAATTTTATTAGAATCTACGTTTACTAAATTATGATAATCAGGGCCTATTGATATCTTTACAGGAAACTTTGTTTGTTCCATTTCCGACTTGATATATCTAATATATTCAGCCCCGTCCGCTTTATTAAAATCAACTAATAATGAATCGTATGTATAAAGAATAATTTTAGATTCAAATTTATTTTGATTTATACCATCTAGTATCATGCAATTTCTTTCTGTCTCAAAACATTGTAGATAGTAATTTAATAGCTTACTAGCATTCATATCATTAAAAAAGTTCTTATACAATCTTCTGTTAAATATTGGAGTCTCTATATAATTTACTTCGTTATATGATTGCCATAGTACTTTAGTTAAATCATTAATTCGTTTGAAATATTCAATATGTAAAAACTCTTTTGATATCCCACCGTATAATAATCTAAAACTTATCTTTTTAGATTGTTCATATTCGTCATCAGTTAAATCAGTCTTATTAAAATAGTATCGACCTAAATATTTATGAATGGATTCATTTGTTGGAAAATCATAATTAACTAAATCAGCTAATAAACGTAGATGATATCCATCAAAGTCAAAATTTATTAAGAATCCATCTTTACCAAATCTACTAGTAAATGATGCTCTACTACCATTATCTTTATTTAATGCTGCAAAGTTTATACCACCGAATCGATTACTAGGTCTACCTGTTGATGTATACAAATTATATTCTGAAAATGTGTATCCATTAAAGTACTGCGTATCTAGGTAATATTTATGGAATGTATCATAGTTGGTATATAAACCATTCTTTTCTATATTATAGAATGAATTTATAAACTTATCATTATAATTTATGAATGCAGCATGTTCCTTTATATCAGGTGTATAGTATTCTAGAAATGCATTTTTAATATTGACACACCGCTCGTAATGTTTTAATATTGGAATAATAGTATTCAGATTTTTAAAATATTGAAAGTTTCTAGTAAACCATTCATGTGCAGATGTATCGAAATCATCTTCAAATGGTGTATTAGTTTCAAAATACTTTACCAAGTCAATATCAATTAAGTTATAATTTTTACAGAAGGCATAAAATCTTTTCTTATTATATACATACATTCTATTATCTTTAGGTATTCTATCCAATTGCTTTTGATTTATACCTAATGCTTCTGTATGATTAAACGATATCATATATTCTGTATCTTTAAGCAGAACATATACATATAATAATGATATTGAATCTAGATGTACCGGATAGTTTCCGTTCGCATAAATTGGTATAACTAACCAATCATTTGCGGCATTCTCTGATAAGAATTGATCATAATCTAAACTAGTTTCTATTATTTTCATAGGTTCTAGTTAAATATAATAAAACTTTCTGTATTACAAAAATTTATTTTTGATTTCTTGTGATGTTGCGTTAGAATACACTGATAATTCTATATAGTCATTGATAAAAGTGTCTAGGCCTGGTATCTTTATCTTATTTAATTGTACTATTCTTTGGTTAGTATCTTCTACACCAAATTGTACTATAGCATTATTTGAATCTCTAACGTCATTTCTAGGTCCGGTCAATTTCCATGGTATTGTTATTGCTGTATAAAGTCCTGCATTAATACCTTTACCCGATGATACTAATGAACTATATTGGTCAGCATCTATTTCTATAATAGATAATACAGCATTTGTTAAATTATTACGTTGAATAAAATATCTATCAACACTACCATTAACATAATCATCCTCTTTAAGTATCGGAAAGTAATATCTTGGTGCTACAAAAGGATCAACATCTACTTTAGTAATATTTTTGTATATCATATTACCCTCTATCTGATATGTTGGTTTATATGGTATTAACTTTTTCGATTGAAATTGATTCCACCCAGATTCTGTATATATCTCACCTGTTGAATATCTGTGATATGATCCTGTATATCCAGCACCACTCTCAAGCATATACTGACCACCGTTGGTGTATAGATTATTTATAATCTGATCTACTGGATAATATATTTTTAATCTTGCCATTTTATACTTTCAATCTAGATACTGTACTTAATGTTGTTGTCCAATCATTATTAGCTATATTATGTTCAATTTTCGTTACTGTAAACACCACATTATCGTATCCTTTAGGTAAATAATTAATTCTTATAGTATTACCAAATCTGAAACCTCGGACTCCATCCATAACTACAGTCAAATCTATAGGTAATGGTGAGCCCTTTACTTCATTGCTGTTTTGATCTACTACATATTTTTTATAGTCTTGCAAGCCAGATTGTATATTTGCAACATCGTCTGGTCTAAAG